ATCCGCATAAGCTGTTTCAGTCCGAGCAATCATTTCCGCCCGGGCTTCAGAGAAGGCGGGTGACTGTTCAAGGGCATCGGCCAGCTGATTGTTGCTCCAACCTTCGGCTTCGGCTTTAGCAACTAATGTATTGACCATATCCCTTGTGCTGTTGTCAATGCGCCATTCTGCATTGGGGTTTGGAATCAGCTTACCATTATCCAGCACGCGCATGCCAACCATTTCCGCTGCGCGTTCGCGGGCGTAAGCAACGGCACGCTCATTGGCCAAGTTGACGATATCAGAATCATCAATGCCAATTTGGGCCAGTGCCGCTGACCCACCGCTCTTGGCAACAGCAGCAAGGATATTTTGCAAGTCAACATCTTCTGCCAATACAGCGAAGCCACTGACGTCCAAAGAATCCATAATCTCTTGCACCCGGCGCTTTTGATCTAGCGTCAGTGCCTTGGCAATAGGGGCTGTATGATCGCCACCACGACACCATATTCTGAATTCGTCCCATGTCATTGGGGTAATGGCTTTCAGCCCTTGCCAGTCAGGTCCATAGTTAATGAGATAGGCAAACCGCGCTGCAATCTCAGTGGCCCAGCCAATCATCACCTTATGCTCATCAAAGCTGCCATCAGCCTTCTGCTGATCAATAATGAACACCGGGCCAGAATAATCTTCCTTGGTCTCTGGCTTAATGAATACATCTACCTGATCTCCGTCCTTGCCCATGGTGCGACGCACATAGCCATAGTGCGAACGAAGCACTGGCCATTCTGGACGGCGCTTGGAGCCAGCCGGATTCTCAATGGAGATTTCAAGCCCACCAATGTTGATGTGTCCCTTCCTATAATTTCCGGCCTTGGCCTGTGCTTCGGTTGGTACAGAATACAAATTGTGTGCACTGGTTGCTGCTGAATTGGCAATGTGATCTATCAGTGACTTCCACAGCGCATCGCCTTGGCGATTGCGAATTGATTTTACGATGTCCTTGCCTTGAGTGCGAAGGAACTTGGCAAAGAATGACGTCAAGGCGCGTTGGGCCTTGAGCACCACACGCCGGTCCCGGTTGATCGGCTTCACTTTCGGATGACGTTTGTACACATCAAACCGGTAAACCGGTAATGGCAACTCGTGACGGATTTGGAGGAACTGGCTCATTTGTTAGCCTTGCGTTGGGCAACAAGACGGCTAATTTCTTTATTGGCAAATTTCACTTCGCTGTTGGTCATTGGGAAACGAGCCTTTTCCTTATTCGCTCTTGCATTAAAAATTCTTCCCTTGACACTGCTATAATGCGAACCACCAGCGTGATCACCGCTGGTAAACAATCGCTGTGATGTCTGATCCGCTATATACTGATGAACAAGTAACTCGCGACTATTCAAACTTCTTAGGCTTGTTAGTGAAATTGTTTCTTTGCCGCCACCAACACTTGATGCTGCGCCAGAAGCCCAGCGCCCGCCACCTTCACCAGCTGATCCACCACCGCCTTCGCCAGACGATCCGCCAACTTCCCCCGGGCGACCGCCATGGCCAAAGTTTCCAGAGCCAGAGCCACCTTTAAGAATTTCAAGTGCTTCTGGAAGAAGTTCACGAGCAATGATAATGCTTTGCTCAGAGTGAACCTTTTTTATACTAAGCAAACAATCTTTCTCTTGCTGGCTCATGCCGTTGCCTCCTCTTCATCTTCAACAGGCTCTTTCTTTTTTGGTGGCACAACTTCTTCACCGGGTTTGGCTTTGTCCTCCAGAGGAATTGGGGAATTGTTATTGATCAACCCCGGGGGCGGCTCTGGGGGGTCGATGACATCTTCCAGTAATATGGCGCCACTCGCTGTAAAGATCATTGGCTTGTCACCGTGCTCAACCGCTTCCAGTCCGTCCTCAGCACGCGCTTCGTTAATGGTCTTGGTGCCATTGCGAATTTTGGTGTTGTTAATTTCTGCTTGGGCTCTTGGATCAATTTCTGATTCTTCGTCCCAAGCAAATTCAATATCCTCCCAGCCAAAATACTTCCAGATGATTGTATCAATCATGTCCTTGATCCATGCCTGAATTGGGGCTAGACCTTCTTCCATGGCCATCTGCTGAATGCTTTCGGCGGTGGCACGATTCATCATCTTGATAAATGGCACTGGGCTAACCGAGAAGGCATAGCATACCACCCGCGCGAGCCACTCATCATATTCGTCCTTGAGTGCTTTTTCTTTCGTGTCCAATGGCTTCATGCCATCACGCACAAACATGGTGCCACGGCGGGTGGCTGTATTGCCGGCCAGCATAGCGTCCCACGATTCCTTGTAAGTGGTTATTTGATCATTGGTCCATGCTTCTGGGACGCTAAAGATCATGTCCGGGGTTGATCCGTCTGTGTAATATTGCAACTGATGCAACTGACGGCGCAAGGCAATATTGACAGTGGCAATAATCTGTTCCACCGGGCCATAACCATACACCTTGTTGGTACGCATGTTGCGTGGCAAATACAATAGCTGCTCGCGCGTATAGTCCGATGTCACCACGCCCTTCAGCACCTGTTGATAAGCCGGGGAAGGTGGCAGCGGTGTCCGGCCTTGATCATCCAGCACTCGCTTGATGGTAGCGCCGTCCACTAGCTCCAAGGCATACAATCCACCGCCCCGGGTTGGACGTGGATAGATTGCGGGCGCGTCCAATACGAATAAATCCTCCAACAACATGCGCAGCCATGTTTGCCATGTGTGCTCTTTATCCGGAGAACGGAAGAAAGCCTTCAGCTGCTTTACACGGTCATCTGATTTTTGCTTTTCATCAATTGGCTTGAAATTCCAAGTCAACTTGACAATTTGATCCTTGCGCGTTTCCAGCACCAGGCGCAACAGATCATAGGCATCCGCCAAAGCGCGCATCTGTGAGAAGGAAACACTTTCTTCACTGCGCGGGGTGATGCGTATATTGTAACCAGCCGGATAGTCAAATTGACGTCCGACAGTTTGCTCTTGGGCTTGCGGAATAGAAGGTTGACTTGGCGTAAACCAACCAGCCGGGGCAACGCCTGTCACAGCATATTTAAGCGCCCCAGACACCCGAGCGATGATGCCAGCTTCAATTGGTTTCTTTTCAGCCATTGTCAATTAGCCCCTGCAGAAGCTTGCTGCTGTTTGATCTTGGCAGCTTGGGCAACCATAAAATCCAACAGTCCAACATTACCGCTGCGAATCTGATCGTCATGCCCATAACGCAAGGCGTCCCAGCAATGGTTGTCGGCATCAACGATGATTGGTAGCACTTCGCCAGTCACACGATCAACCTTGTAGGAATAGCAATGGGCTTCTTCTGCCATGTGCTTGCAGCGTTCGTGAATAACAATTTCTTCGAAGGCGCGCAAATACTCAATGCCATCTTCCACTGAACCATCCCACTTCTTGCACGACAACACATTCATCTTGCCTTTGTTACGCACATGGGAGATGGTCTCCGGGCGCGAGCAATCTGCTTTGATAGGCCACTTCGCTGCCCCGGGGACAGACCTGAATAACTGCGGCAATTCATCCAGCTCAACACCAATGCCATACGCCTCATAGTCAATATACAGCTTGCGTTCCTTAATGAAAGAACGAATCAAGGTGCTTGGGTCATTGGCAAAGCCCCAGTCCGCACCGTAGTAAAACCGATCAACATCGCTCGGGGTCTCAAATGATTCCACACGATACTTGCCGCGAAATATAACAGCATCGGAATGGCGTTGTGGCTCTCCTGCCCAGATGTGAAGGTATTTGTCAAAATCAACCTTCTTACAATACTCCATTTGCATACGCAGCTTTTCCGGGAACCAAGGATTCTGATCCCAGTTGACCTTATGAACAACGGCCATGGTTTCCGGCATTCTGTTCTTGACAAAGCTGACATACACCGGATCATCTTGGCTATTGGTATTAAAGCTGATCCAAGTTTCCGAACCTTCTTTACGAATGGTCGGCAGCAAAATGTCCCAGCTCTTCTGGCTAACGCGATGGGCTTCTTCAACCCAGCATATATCGATGCCTTCCGCGCCCTTCACCGCTTCTTCAATATTGGTGTGAAGCCCTTTGAACAAAAACTCAGAGCCAAATTTTCCAGTGATGTATTTTTCCGTTACATCAAAATAATCCTGTAGCCCTAGCAAACCAATCTGATCAACTAGCAATTGGTGTACCGAATCAGCAATGCTATTTTGATATTCACGTGCACACATAACACGCAATGGCGAAGAGGAAGCCTTCAGCAATAACGCCCGAGCGAACTGCCATGACTTGGCGCCACCGCGA